CCACTTTGAAAGTAATGGACGTAGAAGAAGTCGCAAAAATCGCGCAGGAGCAAATCGACAAGGAAGCGGCTAACAACCCAAATGTCAAGAACATGATGAAGATAGTGAGGGACTTCATTCATCAACACCGTGTGATGTGCTACGGAGGAACTGCGATCAACAACTTGCTTCCTCCATCAGAACAGTTCTACGACTTTACAATTGATATACCCGACTACGACTTCTTTTCAGAAACTCCACAAGTCCATGCTGCTAAATTGGCAGACAGATTAGCAAGTGCCGGTTTCGAAAGCGTCGAAGTCAAACCAGGAGTCCATTTAGGAACATTCAAAGTATTTTGCGACTATATTGGAGTAGCTGACATTTCACATCTAGATAAACCCATTTTTCGTAAGTTATGGGCAGAAAGTATTGAAAAAGAAGGAATCCATTACGTTCCACCTAATTACTTGAGAATGGCCGTATACTTAGAACTTTCTAGACCTAAAGGTGATGTATCAAGATGGAAGAAGGTGTATACAAGATTACAAAAATTAAACAACGCTTATCCTATGACCTGTCCAAAAGAAGAAATGGAAGTCAGCGAAATGTTCTTGGACGAAGACACACGTGACCAAATCAAGGAACTCTTAAAGAAAGAAAAAGTAGTTTTACTTGGATTCAATGCCTCAATGATCCAAACTGCGAAACACCAACGCAGATGGATGTTTCCTTTAGACTTACTTGCTACACCTGAACGCAGACCTGAAGTCGTTAAATCATTTGCGTTGTTCTTCGCTCAACACGAACGAGTCAAAGTAAAAGACTTTCCTGCTTACGGTGAATTACTTCCACCACACACGGACATATACGATTCAGAAACCAAAACATTGTTGGTTCGCATTTACGAAACAACAGCGTGTCACAGTTACAACGAAAGTCCATCAGGATTACTTATTGCGAGTGTTCCCACATTACTACAATTCTTCTTGGCTGCGTTGTATGCCTCTAACGAATTCAGAGACCCTTTTCCAGAACAACGATTTCTTTGCACTGCTGAACATTTAGTCAATCTAGCAAACGAGAACGTCAAACGAAGATACAAGATATTAACTCCAATAACCTGTTTAGGTAAACAACCTTCATTAGTTGATATGCGAGTAGAACGTTCAGAGATGTATGAAAAGTTATCGAAAGACAAGAACTCTCGTGAATTTTTAGAACTGTTTTTCACTTATACTCCAACGGACTTGACTAAAACACAACGTCAAAAAGTAAGAACATCATTAAGAAAGACACTGAAGCATTAAGGGAATGGAATACCTTCAAGTGCTCCGTCGAATGCGACACCAGTACATCCAGAACATCCAGCAGCACCAGTAAAATTGAAACGTCCGAAATCGTAAGTCAAACGAATTTGATTGCCGTATTTCATAAAGTTGGGTTCGGGGTATTTATTACCTGAATATGAAGAGTTCAGAGTAATATACGTCAAACGTTCTTTAAGCGCACGTGTCCAGTCTTGTGCGTCACGAGTGTATTGTGGAACATAACCAGTTAATCCTGCGGGTCCTTGCGCGCTCATTTATACTTACTAATATAAAGGATGTTGAAATATTGGAAACTCATTTTACTTGCCATAGTTGTTATTGGAGTTTTGTATTTCTTGACAAGACCAATGACAGAAGGATTGACTTCTAATCCCCCAGTAGAAAACCCTTTACCAGGTCAAGGTCCGATGGCAGGTCAAGGTGCGACAATGGCATTATCCCCAGTCGTTCCAAGTCCATCGACAAGCGGAACGGCACTTACATCTGCTCCTGCTACAGTTCCTCCTTCTACTACGATTCTTCCTTCTGTAGATAATACACCATTACCATCACCAACTCCTTTAATGCCTCAAATAAATCCTGCTCCTGCTCCTTCTCCTACAACAGTATCTGCTACTCCTTTACCAAAAGAGTCTGTTGGACATATACGTTATGACTTAGATAATGTCACAAAATCAGTAGATAACATAAAAAATACACTAAATAATATGTAATGGCGTCAAAGAGACAGTATCTTCTTATTATTGCGTTTGTGTTCCTGGTTTCTGTTATAGCATACATGATCGCAAACAAAGAAAGAGTGATCGTTGAACATTTGAGCGATCCAAATTATCCAGATGTCCCAGACGATATTTTACAATTGCCCGAACCTTTGAGAACAACGGCAATCAATAATTTCATGAATTCTCCAGCGGGAATGCGACCAAGAATAGACCGGCTGGAAAAGAACTTGAACGATTTAATAACAAAGTCTCAATCACAAGCAGCAGATGCCGAAGAAGCTAAACGCAAACTTCAAACTGTTCAATGAGACGTCCAGAATGATATTCCAGAATAAGGAGGCAATGAACCACTTACACTTGTATCTGCCTGTGGAGTTGATTGCATTAATTCATTTATAGAAGAAGCGTTCAACAAGTAACGGAAATACTGAAGCGATGCAATTTGTCCGTTGAATCCTCCGTTCAATCCAACGTGTGCGACATCGTCGTTTTGTCGTGGAACATTGACTAATGTATGATGCATATAAAGAGTTCCGTTGACGTAAATATCTACTGCCGATTGAGAAACGGCAATCGCAACATGAATCCACTTCTTTGCGGGAATGTTACTGATAGGTATAACTTCTGTTCCTCCAAAGGTGTCTAATTTCACAATCAACGAATTGCTGTTGGAATCAAGAAAGAGAGCGGGACACATAGACGATAAATCTGTGGGTCCTTTACTGAAGATGACTTTAGGTTCTCCATACTTGTAAGAGAAATCGTCTATCTTGACCCAGCAGGCGTAAGAGAACGACATACCTGGATCTTGATCATCCGAAGGAGGTAAATACAATTTACTAGAGAACGGTGTTCGTCCATCGGAAATCACGGTGGTGATTGGGTAAGTTGTTGATGCTACCGCCTTACTAGTCAAGGAATAGTAGATGATGGCTACTACTAGAATAGTAACTCCTACGGCAATTGCGATTGTATAAGTGTCCATTATTTAAAACACATAGGTATTTTACATACCAAGAAGATCGCCATAGAAGTATAGAGTTTGACTATTACGATCAAAGTAAAAATCACGTGATAATGTAGTGTATCCAGTAGGACCAAACCCAGTAGGACCAGGAGGAATATAAGCGGTTGATCCTGTAGGTCCACCGTATCCATAGAAAATTACTGTTCCACGAGGTGCTGAAGATCCTGTTGGGTAGAACAATACATTATTAACGGTTAAGGTTTGAGTTGGTGCTACCATGAGAATTTCTGCTGAAACTGGTCCAGTATTACCAATAGGAAAAGTTGCTATTGTAGATCCGTTCTGAATTGCGTTGAAATTTACTCCATCCATGTAATCTGCTAAAATATCTCCCGCAGTAAATGTTCCTGTATAAGCAGTGTTTCCGTTCTGATCATAAACATTCAATACATTTGGGTATGTTAAATCAATATAGTAAGTATTTTTATTTATGTTTAATATTTCTTGTATTTCTGCTCCTGATTCTGCTAACGTAGGTGCCACAATTTCTAAGTATGATCCTTGAGTAGGAGTAGGAAACGATTGAACAGACGATACACTTGACGCAGTTGCTCCTCCTGTCATAGTAAAAGCCGTTGGACTTATAATTTTGAGATTAGGTGAACCAGATGTCCATCTTGTGAAGGAATATCCTGCAGTTCCTGTAGGGTAGAACAATAAATTGTTAACGGTTAAATCTTGTGTTGGAGTTGCCATAGACATTGCTCCATAAATAGGTCCGGTTAGACCAATAGGAGAAGTTGCTATGACAGAACCATTTTGAGTTGCATAAAAATTTACTCCATCGCTGTATGCTGCTAAAATATCTCCTGGTGTAAATGTTCCATTAAATTGAATATTCGTCATTCCAGAGTAATAAACAATTGTTAATACATTTGGATAAGACAAGTCAACAACAAAGGCGTTCATTAACAAAGCAAATCCTAATTGTATTTCTGCTCCTGATTCTCCTAACGTAGGTGCAGTAATCTCTATATATGATCCTTGAGTAGGAGTAGGGAATGATTCAGCCGATATTATATATGCTTGTGAAGTTCCTCCTGTTTTTGTAATAGTTGTTGGTCCAACAACTTTAATATCTCCTGAACTTGGTATCCATCTTGTGAAGGCAGGTCCTTGTGGTCCTGTAGGTCCTGTTGATCCAGCAGATCCGGCTGTTCCTGGAGGTGGTCCTCCGAATGGAAGAACGCGTCGAGATGCGCTTGCTAAAGGATTTCTTGAAAATGGTGAACCTGATACAGAATACCAGTTAATCGTATCGTAACTTACGATAAATGAAACTGGGTTAGGTATTAGGTTGCCATTGATATCGTATGCGTCGGGGAATTTTCCTCCTGCGACCCAAACTTCTCCATTCCACGTAACGGTAGTAAAGGAAACTCCTTCAAATCCTGCTACATTTGTCCAATTGTCTCCATCTTGACTTGTCCATAAATTTGAAGCGTCTCCATTACCCACACATACCCAGTAAATACCGTTCCATGCGACATCAGTAGCAAAAAAGGCAGTACCGTTTGGAAGATTGCTCAACACGCCGTTCCAACTATTTCCTCCATCTGTAGATTTAACAATGGAATAAAAGAATCCATTAAATCCACCACCACATGCTAACCAATAATGACCGTTGTAACGTAAAGAAGATGGAACGTATATCCCAATATTCGCACTTTGGTAAAAATTAATACCATCCGTGCTTGTCAAAACTGCGTTATCTCCGTAATTGTCGTATGTATCGATAATGAACCATCTGTTCCCTCCATCTGTCGCAACTTTGCTAGCATAAAGAGACGTTGTTCCGCCAGGTGGAAAATTAGGTGTGTAATTAACTGGTATCCATGTATTACCGTCATCCAAACTATAGAACATGTGATTAAAATTGTTAGTATAAGCGTCATTACCTTGGGTTCCTACTGCTATCAAAATAGCCTGTGAGGCATTATACGCTATACTTAAACATTGTCCTACACCTTGTCCAAATTGAGAAAATGGGTCTGTTGTAATAGCAGGAACAAACCATTCCTTACCGTTGTTGCTTTTTAAAATAGACGATGAACCTATATCAGAAGACGCTTGTCCTCCTGCTACCCAAATATTACCAGTCCATACAACTGTGTTTCCTGTTAAAAAAGGTGGAGAAGATCCTGTGGGTCCAGATAGACCCGTTACTGCGTTCAACCAGGTAGTACCGTTCGTAGAATATTTGATTGAAGACGTTGTGTCAGAACCAACTGCCACCATAAAGTTTTCATTGGTAGATGGAACGGCTGATGTTCCATCTGTCGAAGTAAGGAGGATATTACCTGCCGAATCTGTGGACATAAATGATGAACCTACATAAATAGTTTGTGCGGCTACGTTCATAGACTTGAACGGTTTAGATCTTGAACCAAGGTTAAACACACCACTTTGAGTTGGAATAATATCGGCATTCACGTAAATTGTAGGATCTGAACTAGCAGTTGCCCCCTTACCGAAATCTGTTACTATAGATGGTCCAAGAATAATAGCTTCAGAATAATGATTTCCTGTGAATCCATTTGTTCCTCCGTTAACCATAAGATATCCAGTACCTCCAGATGAAACGTAATGTGTAACAGGTGTCGCAGGTCCAGTAGGACCAGTGTTTCCAGGAGAACCTTGTAATCCAGTTGGTCCCGGTGGACCTGGTGGACCTGGATTTTTAATTTGAACACCGAGTGAACATAATCCTGAACCAGGTGTGTATCTATATGTCGACATCCTTATTGTATTTAATATATACTTGAATAACCAATTTATTGACTCATTAGAACGTGTATTCCTTGATTGTCTTTCCCAATGTATCATAGAGTCCAAACTTAACTGCGTAACCAGTAGTATCTGCGGCTAAAGATGTTACATTTGCAGTTTCAGCACGACAGGCAGTATCCTTAGAGAAGAAAGTCGCAGCATCGGTAGGGCTTAAACTTGAATTGGAGTATTGGAAGTTACAGAGTAAGCCAGAGTATCCTCCATTAGGAGAAATTTGGATGTTTCCGGTGGCAGGTTTAGGAACTCCAGAAATGAAGCAGGATTTAACTAATTTGCCGTCAATGTATACATCGAGGTTACGATCGAAGACAGTCAAGGATACAGAGAACCAAGATTGGAGAGGAATATTGGGGACTTCGCAAATGAATACGTCGCCATTAGAATTGGAATCTCCATAAGCAGAAGGTTCATTTGAGGCACTCGAGTTATCTGCGGGGAACACAGAGATGGAAATTCTCAAAGTGTTGTCTGTTGGATGTAAAACTACACGAGGGTTTTGGATCATTGCGACCATTGGATCTGATCGAACGACAACTGGTTTTTCTTTTCCGTATCCGTAGTTCCAGTCTTTTACGTACATCCACCATTGCATTCCGTAAGAACCTGTACTTACTGCCGAAAGAGGAGCAGATGTAGCAGTGACAAATGTGCTAGTTGTTGTATCTTGAGGACCCGGTAACATACCTTCACCAAACACCCAACTCCATAAATAGGGAGGAGGAGGTTGTTGACCTTTGGCGATGGCAGGTGTAGCTATTTCAGAAGCTGCTTGGTTGTACAAAGAACTGGCTTCTCCGGACGCAGCGGTAGATGCTTGGTTGTACAAAGAACTGGCTTGATCAGAAACTCCAGATGCAGTAGTAGATGCTTGGTTGTACAAAGAACTTGTTGTATCCGAGGCAGTTTTGTAAGCATCTGAAGATGTAACAGTATTTGCTTGATCTGAAATAGACTGAGTAGCCTTATTCAAAGTGTCTAGCAGTTTACTTGTGTCGGTGCCATCAGGATTCGTAAATTTTTGAATTACACCGGGAAGGATGTAAGTTCTAAGTCCATTGTTTCGAGCATACAAATCGTAAAATATAAGACCTAAAATGATAAGGATAACAATACCGACTATTCCTACACCTATATACAATCTTGTCCTCCATAACGAAGATACTGCCTCTGCCGCTACTCTGTTTGCCTCTTCGATTGCCTGTTGAGCTGCCGCTGCGTTTTGTTGAGCAAGAGACGACAAATATTCTCCTGAAAAAGTGGCCCCTTGTGCTTTTGAAATATCAGGAGTAACAAAGGTTGGTGCCTGAACTTGTTTCGTTTGAGATCCTCCCATTTGTTAAAAAGACCGAAGTAAAAAACGGACCATATAACAGTGAAATGAACGTCAAGGAAATGTATTGTAATAACTGCGGTGGGCAAGGGCATGTATTTAGGTCATGTAAAGAACCAGTAATATCTTGCGGTATTCTGCTAATTAGAGGGGCTTATGAACCTCTTAAGTTGCCAGTAGATCCAAGAACGATTGGGGTATTTATGGTGAAACGCAAAGATTCTATGTCCTACATGGAATTCATAAGAGGAAAATATGATTTGGGGGATTTAGATTACGTCAATAGTCTGATTGGAAACATGACTATTCCCGAGCAGAAGAAGATCGTGGATGAAGAGTTTGATACTTTATGGACACAATTATGGGGTCCAGGAAGGGACACACATTCTACAGAATACGAGATTTCAAAGATGAAGTATTACCAACTAGATCGAAAGTCAATTACGGCAATAAATAGATCAAAGTATCCTGAACCCGAATGGGGATTTCCAAAGGGACGAAGAAACAAGGGTGAATCTGACTTAGAATGCGCAACGAGAGAGTTTTGGGAAGAAACGAACATAGGTAAAGAGGCATACACTGTAAAAGAAGATATGGTATTCATAGAAGACTTCAAGGGAACCAACAACATTCAGTATAGACACATATACTTTGTCGCACTCTTAGATTCGTCAAAGACAATCAACACCAGACAGAAATTGACTTATATGCAAAGCAAAGAAATATCGGAAGTTGGATGGAAAACGTTGTCTGAGTGTAGAAGTATTATAAGACCACACTACGTTGAACGATTGAACATGCTAATGAAACTTGAACGTATGATTGCCACGTATCAAAGTGTGAGTAAATAAGCAAGGATGGATATAGCTATTAAAACTGGACTTATGTTTGGAGGATTTACCGTATCTGGAGCGTGTATTATCATGGCGGCAACATACACGAAATGTTCCAAATACAATCTATCGGACGCATTCAAGAACGGAGCCATTATATCCGCGTTTCCAAGCATAGCGTTTGCCGTTGCCTCGTTTTTTGAATTTGTGAGAAACCCATTTGTCCACTTCTTTGAAGAATTCGGAATAGAACATGACATAGCAATAAAATTGGGATTAGGTTATTTTATGATGCTTTTTATTTGGCCAGCCACAATTTGGGGAATCATAAAAGGTGAAACCGCAGCTTGTGTATCTACTGCCGACGAAATAACCGATTTTAAAACAAAGTTGTTGTCTCAATTACACGACAAGCAACAAGCAGACGCAAAGGCAACAGCGCCTCCTCCTAAAACATCTTAACTTCTGTTTTAATAATGGAGAATCCCGTTTGTAACGTGGAAGTAATTGTGAACCCAAATAGGAAGTATGCAAATACTGTCAATTTGGCGTTCTTTAGAGCTTATCCTCTATACAAAAATTTTGAAATTTATGTAGAAGGGTTAAAGAACTGGAAAGAATACAAAAAAAATTATCCAGATAGTCAGATCCAGATATTTATAGACAAAAGTATCGAAGAAGATGAGTCTATAATGAAAATCATAAAAGATCTAGACGCACGTGTGTATGTTCTCACTTGTCCAGAGTACGTAATTCATGAAAAGTATCACATTGGGTTATTTCCAACCTTATGGAGATTTTTCCCTTGCTTTGATATTTACAAACACGCATTCAAGGCAGCACATGTACAAGAACTTGAACCAGCTAAGGAAGACATAGTATGGTTCAAGTATATGGATTATTTAGGAAAGCTCAAGTATGATGGTTTAGGTTTAGTGTATAGAGGTTCTAATTTTTATTCACTTACGCATACAAAGCAAAAATTTGAGACACATATTCGTTACCCACCAATGTTTGGAGGAAGATTTATTGTAAGACACCAAGCTCCTTTCACTCTACTGACTGATTTTTTGGATAGTATCAACAAGAGAAACAAACCGGTAAATATATACAAGCACCATAAAAAGGCTACAGAAGAACATGGAAATTACAACTTTGGTGTAGATGAAGCATTTTTAAATTATGTTTTTCTAGATTGGTATATTGATAATGGGTTTGTTATCGGCGTATATACAAGGTTTAACCTTTATAAAATGCTGTATCATACATTCGGACGTATTTTTTACAGCGAAAATAACAGCACGACTGCTATGAACTATATTTTACATAAAAAACAGAATTTATCAAAGTCTATAGACGATTTTGAAAAAATGTTTAAGTCGGACCTTCCAAAAGAGTATTCAGAATACGAAAAACAATGCGCTAGACGTTTGTTCTTCATTATTGAAAAGTATCCTAATTGGTTAGGACCACAAGTATCCACATTGGTTGATAAAGTATTCAAAAACGTCATATTCAGTAATTGTGTAATTTTTATTAAAAACAGGGAAATAGTGGATGTGAAGTATTTTGATAAGGTAATGTTAGACTAAAACTCAAAATCCAGAATATATACTACCACAAGATACGATACAATTGCAAGACCTATGATCCAAGTCCAAACAGGGAACACAGTGGATTCACGTTTTCCAACACCGAAGGGTCGGACATTTCCATCTTTACCGAAGGCAATAGCAGGTTTTAGGTAGAGAAACCCAGCAACAAAAAACAGGTAAATAGCAACCATCCATAATTTAGGATTTCTTCGCACAACTTCTTCCATTATCATTTCGTTCCCAAAAATAAGTGAGAGAATGGCGTATGTCTTGCCCAATCGTAAAGCGTTCGCCGACGCAATAACCCGTGTATTCTTGAAATACCGTCAGAAAGATGTAGAAGGCACCGACGGAAGACCTAAAGAACTTTTCCCATACCAAAAACTTGTTCGTGATTACTTGATGATTGAAACTCCTTATCGAGGTCTTTTGTTATACCACGGCCTCGGTTCAGGTAAAACATGTTCATCTATTGCCGTAGCAGAATCCTTGATGTCAAACAAGAAAGTGTATGTCTTGACACCTGCATCATTGGAAGAAAACTATATTGGAGAAATCCGAACTTGTGGTGACCCGATTTATGCTTACGAACAGCACTGGGAAGAAAAGGCAGTCAGAGGTGAAGAGGACAGAGAGGCAGCAAAATTGTTGGGAGTTACAGACGAGTATTTGGACAAGAACGGAAGATACTTCACAACAGTGAAAGATGCTCTACCTAACTTCAAGAACTTGTCACGAGACAAGCAAAAAGGTATTGAAGCGCAAATTGAAGACACTATAAGTTCGCGATTCAATTTCATAAGATACAACGGTATTTCCAGTAATAACATTGATCGTATTTTGCCTTCAGAACATATGTTTGATGACGCAGTGGTAATTATTGATGAAGCACACAACATCATTACATCGGTAGTCAATCAACGAGACATCAGAACCAGAATATACGACTACATTTACAAAGCAAAGAATTGTAAGGTTGTAGCCTTATCAGGAACACCGGCAATCAACAGCCCACAAGAAATAGCCTTTCTCATGAACTTGTTACATGGACCAATAGAGCAAGTGATTGTTCCAACAAAGAGCGCAGTTACGTGGGACGAAGCACTGATGACTGCCTTTTTCCGTCAACAGAAAGATGTGGATACCATAGAATACAACTCGGTAAAAAGAACGTTTTTATTAACACGTAATCCTCCTTACTTTGAAAGTGTGTACAACGAAAAAGGCGAGAGAATAGCAGTAAAATACAACAAGGATTTCAAGCAAGAAGAAGATATCAAGAAATGGGTAGGCACTTGGAAAACAGCATTTGAAACCAAATTTGCAGGAGTTGAGTTGGTCAATGAAGACAAGATGGTAGTCCAAGAACTCCAATGTCTTCCAACAGATATTCCAGACAACGAATTCACAAAAACTTTCATTGACGGATTGAAGGTCAAAAATGCGATGCTTTTCTCAAGACGCGTCCAAGGTTTAGTTTCGTATTACAGAGGAGCAGACGAAAAGAAGTTACCTAAACGATTGGATGAAGATAAGACACTTGTAAAAGTTCCGATGTCTGATGAACAATACTTGAGATACTTGGAATCACGTTCAGAGGAAATCAAGAGAGAAGCAAAAAAGAAACGTATGCCTTCGTTGAACGACAGTATGGGTTCTTTTCGTATGACGTCCCGTTTAGTTTGTGATTACGCTATTCCTCCTGAACTTAAAGTTGGAAATATGGACGACGAAGACGAAGAAACGGTAGCAGATAAGGAAGAAATATTGACAAGATTGAAAGCAGATCCAAAACGTTACTTGTCGCCCGCAGGATTAGCAAACTTTTCTCCTAAGATGGCTACCTTGCTGAAAGATGTGAAGGCCAATATGGGAAAAGACGGTAAGTGGAACAACCAATACGTTTATTCACAATACGAATCATTGGAAGGTTTAGGTGTTTTCAGAGCAGTATTGGAAAATAACGGGTTCCAAGAATACAAGTTGGTGAAAGACGCAGGAATATGGAAGGAAGACCCATCGATGGAAAAAGGTAAACCTGCTTATGGCTTGTATACTGGTAAAAACAAGGACGAACGTGAACTTATTCGTCAAATTTTTAATGATGAATACTCAGATACATTTCCACAAACCTTAAAAGAATCAATCAAGGAAAAGAAGTTGTGTGTCTTATTGGGAAGCAGAGCTTCAGCTGAAGGTATTACATTGAAAAACGTGAGACACGTATACATTTTAGAACCTTACTGGAATCCTGCTTTAATTGATCAAGTCATAGGCCGTGCAATACGTATTAATTCTCATGCGTCTTTACCTGAATCAGAACGAAACGTGACTGTAAAAATGTATATGTCTGTTTTCACACCTGATCAATCCACAACTGCCGATTCAGAAAAAGGTCCTAACATCGTAGCCATTCGTCGTAACGATACAGAATTGAAACGATACGAAGGCGATGAACCAAGAGAAGCCTTCATGAGTTCAGACGAATTCTTATACGAAATTTCTTACCGCAAAGGACGTATCATCAAGAACATAACAAGTATACTAAAACAAGCAGCGGTAGATTGTGAAATTCATCGTAAGTTACATACGAAAGAACAACCAGTTATTCAGTGTATGCGTTTCGATACGGGAGTCACAGGAGAAGATTTGGCATACCGACCGTCTTACTTGAACGACGAAAAAGATGAATTGTATGTTCGAAATCTTGCGAAGAAGAAACGAAGACTTCAAATTATTCGAGTGAAAGGAATCGTGATGCTTTTAGATCCGCAAACGAACGATATATTTGATTATGGAGCATGGGGAGATGAAAAGCGATTGTTCAAAATAGGTATTCGTTCAGGACCAAATATACTGAAGTTTTTACCAGACGTAGTTCTTTAAATTGTTTTTATAGGTGATTTACAAATGGCAACAGTATCTAACGCTGGAGCAGGAACATCAATGGCTAACGTGCAAACTGGAACTCGCGGTTTATCTGCGAGTGACTGGACAAGATTACTTAAATTACGTCAAGCAAGAACTTATGTTACTGCTAACTTGACAAACAACGTGGATATCGCTGGTCAAGATCCAGCACAATTACCTTACAATGCTGCCTTCTTGATACCAAGAACTGGAGGTAATCCTAAGACGGTAAGAATAGCATCTATGTGGACAGACTATGTCGCATCACAAACTGCTGACTTTATCTTGAGAACTCAAGCAACAAGCAACGGAACAAATATCAACGCAAATACTCTTACACAAACTCGTTTATGTAATTGCACAACAACTACTATTAGTGGAGTTAAATTAGCAGGTTGTGTCAAGTGTTCAGTCTACACACATAAAACTATTCAATAATAAGTAAGTAAAATGGGAGGCTTAATGCAATTAGTATCAAAAGGCGCACAAGATATTCTAGTATGTGGGAACCCATCATTCACACATTTTAGGTCTGTTTACAAGCGCCACACAGATTTCGCAATGGAACATTTTGAATTGGTGTTCCAAAGCAAGAATTTACAAATTCCTCAGTCCGGGACGGTAACATTGAGGGCAAGAGTGGAACAGTTTGCGCAGTTAATAAATGATTGTTACTTAGTTCTTACTTTACCAAGCATCTTTTCACCTGTAGTTCAAGTATCTTCTCAACATGCCACATTGAATTACAATTCAGGCGCCATAGGATACGATTTTCAATGGGTAAAAAATTTAGGTTACAATATGATCAATTATGTTTCGTTGGTCATCAATGGTCAAGAAGTAGTCAGACATACAGGCGAATGGATGAAGTTATACGCAAACTTGAACTTTGACGCAAACAAAAAAGCCATCGTTGATCGTATGGTTGGAAACGTTCCTGAAATGTATGATCCTGCGAACGCTTACGATAGAATGAACCAGTATCCTAACTCTATTTCCACATCTACAAAATTAGCAGAACCATCAATTTACGGAACAACACTCAACATTCCACTCCATTTTTGGTTTTGTGAAAATGTAGGAGCTGCCTTACCTATTGCCGCTCTCCAATACTCGGCAGTGGAAATCGTCGTTGAATTGAAAAATATGTATCAATTATTCACAGTTATAGATGTTCGTGAAACAGTCAAAGGAGTCGCAAATCCTAATTTTGGTTTAAGAGTAGCACCAGATCCAACAGATCCTGCTTTCAGTATTAGTAATTTCTTGTCTCCTCCCACATACTCTGTGACTCCAGTTCCTACAGTTCCAAACTTAACTACTTGGAACATGAACCCATACATCGAAGCAAACTACATTTTCTTGAGTGACGCAGAATTAGCACACGTTGTCAAAACAGACCATTCGTTCATCATTAACCAAGTAGATATAACAACTGCTGATGGTCAGTATGGTCCAAGTAACGATATGCTACTCTTGATGCGTAATTTATGTACACAAGTCGTTTGGGTAGCCCAACGCATAGACAGATTACAACAGAACGATTACGATAATTATACAAACTGGGCAGATCCTTATAAACCGCCAATAGATACCACAAATTTCACATTTTTAATGCAACCTTACGTATCAGGAAACGCTCTTCCAACAAGCGTATCTCAACGAGACATTTTGATTGAATCTACCATCGTGCTCGATGGATTAGAACGATTTTCAGTAAAACCTACTACATTCTTCTCACAAATCCAAAACTACAGACATCAATCAGGCAGAACAATCAACGATATTCCCGGAGTGTATTCATACTCATTTTCATTAGATCACGCAACAGGCCAACCAAGTGGTCACTTGAACGGATCAATGGTAAACAAACCAGTATTACGAAACACGTATGTCCAACCTCCTGCCATTCCTCCAACTTTATCAACTGGAACGGTAACACAATGTGTATTGAGATCATCGTTGAACTTACCAAATCCTACAGTGGTCAATCCAAACCAAAAAGACGCATTTGGAAATCCTCTTTATAGTCCAAGCGACGTAGTTACAGTAGTAGTCAAAGGAACTGCTCAAACAAATCAATACACTTATAACGTTAGAGCCTTTGTGGAATCATACAATTATTTGAGAGTTACAGGAGGAATAGCGAACGTTGTTTTCAGTTCTTAAGTCGTTTGCTGTATAATAATAATGGCGACAGGTATCAGAATAAAGTCCGCAACATACGGAATTGCGACATCAAGTGTAGACGTAAGCAAGGAAGTCCTTTCTTACCTCCAAAATGGACGTATTTCATTTGTAGTAAGTCCTGCTGCTTTGAATATACAAGATCCTGCTCCGGGTCAAGTAAAAACATTGAGCGCAGTATACACTATCAACAACGGCAAGGATAACACTATTTCGGCCACAGACGATCAGACATTCACAATAGATGCTCCGCCGGCAAGAATAGCATCGGGATTACAAATCAAAAAAGCAGAATACGGTTACGACACAAATTATACAGACGTCACAAGTGCTGTAAGAACGTATTTGGATAACGGGTCAATTGATATGAAAGTAAGTCCCACAACTGTAGGAATACCCGATCCAAACCCAACCAAACAAAAGTTCTTGAAAGTCGATGTTGAAATCAACGGAGAACCCAGTTCTTATAAAGTAGAAGACGGAAAGCATTTCACTCTTTCTGCTCCGGCAGTGAATACAACCGCAAGAGACAGTCCATCTGAAACATTTGGTTCGTTTGTAGGTGTGTTCTTCAATCGTATTTTCACCATGATTTTCTTGACTTTCTGGTTCGCAAGCACAAGAGTAACTTTTGATTACGGAAAAGGATTGTTCACTGGAGGTCAATACGTTCTTGGTGCCTTAACATTAGCAACTGGAGGTTTGTTTCCTGTATTCATTCTTCCCTTTTTCACTTTTGTATGGAAACTGATCTACGGATAAAATAAATGTCGTCCTCTAAAATGTCTCTTGACGAAGCGACCGATATCTCTGAAGTTCCCTTCGTTACGCCTACGCGTCAAACACGTCGTTCTGATCCAGAAACACCTTATTCTCCTGCTTATGAAGTGAAATTACCTTCAACTCCAGAAGCCAAACAAATAGCCAGAGAAGTCACTAAATACGAAGATAAAGTGTCTTTAGCAAGTCGCGGTTTAATTACACCTCCTCGTCAAATCAAAAAGACACGTAAAGGAGGACGCAAACAAAAATCAAAAAAGACACGCAAAACAAAACGTCGTCATTCTCGCAAGTAAAAAATTTTTATTTTGTTTTCTAATTTTTCTAATTTTTATTTCTTTTTTTGTTTTTTTTAAATTTTTATAATTTATTAGTTGCTGGGACCATACTTGTATTCCAGAAACTGTCTAACATAAGATATAAATTCTTCTTTAAACGCTTTCTTGTTCCATTCTTCATCGGGTATTGCATCTACCCATTCTCGGAATTCTTCCTTCAATTCGCTTGTTTTAATATTGTTTCTTACTTCATCGTCTTTTACAAACTCACGTAGAACATCAAATGATTGAAGTTCTTCACTGAAGCAGTCATCGCTCATGTCGAGTCTTGACTTCTTCTTTCTTGGAGCACGTGGTTTCTTAGGAGCTGCAGGAGGTTCTTCACCTTCCGCTGGAGTTTCCTTCTTTGCACGTGTCTTCTTCTTTGGTGTTTCAGTTGTAGTTGTTGTTGTCATATCGACTACAATTGGTTCAGTAGTTACTGGTTCAGTAACATCTGGTTCTACAACTGCTGGTTCAACTGCCTTCTTTCTAGGAGCACGTGGTTTCTTGACAGGAGCAGCAGGAGGTTCTATGCCTTCTGTTGTTTCTTCCTTCTTTGCACGTGGCTTTCTAGTTTTCTTAGGAGTTTCAGCGATCTGAATTTCCTTAGTGGTAGTTTCTTCAACATTTCCAAAGTATTTTTGCTTGTAAGCAACGGCGAGAGACAATGCTCTTTCAGAGATATGTTGGAATACTTCTCTGCCTTCTAATTCGTTCATTTCAGTAATAAGTTCTACTATACTATTGAAATCACTTTTCATTGCTGGTGTAATTGTTGCGTTCATTTTAATTGTTGATTGCTTTAATTATGTTTTGTAAATTACCTTTTCTAATGAAAAATAAATCCGTTTTTTAAAATCAAAAATTTTTATTTTGTTTTTTTGTTTTTCAATTTTTATTTTGTTTTTTTGTTTTTCAATTTTTATTTTGTTTTATAATTTTATTATAAATTTTGTTGCATTAATAATTTGTCCATCTGGAGATACTTCTGCGATAACATCAATACGAGCTTCTGGTATTCCTACAAATCTTTCCATGTATTCTACAAACGCAAACATATCATCTCGAGTAAAATTAATCATTGTTAATTTACCATTTTCTTCTTTATATTTCAAATCGTGATCTATAAAGTATGATTTTGCTGTAAAATTAAGATCTATAGGTTCAGATACATGTTCATGTATTACTTCTTCATCTGAAGAAGATTTACCGAAATCATCTTTACCAGGGATATGGGTTATCATAATACATTCATGATAACCAGTGTGAGTTGGATGGAATTTAAATCCTCCTTTAACCAAACTGAGAAACAATATTCTGTATCGTAGATCAGATAATTCGCTAGTATCGAATGCGTCTCCGTTACATACATCATCCATATATTCGAATCGTGCTATATCAATCCAATCTTTCATTGGAATTGGTTCGAGTTCTGGTTGTTTTGGCTCACTGAGTATACATAAGAACTCTTCTTCGTATTCAGTGCCTTCTTGGTAAAGCATAGTTTCATACGTGAAACCTGCCTTATACAAACTGCGTTTAAGCAGTTTTTTGTCTACTCTTGGCATATGAGCTATCTCATATACCTCTTTAGACTCATAAATTTTAACTATTCCTTTATCACCAAACAATTTGATGATATCAGAAGTTTGTTCCATAGGAACTTTTTCAACCCTTGTGTGAAGACTAGCTGGATCTCTATGGTCATGTTTACAACCATATTTAGAAGCCTCTTCAAAGTTAGACCAGTCTACCTTTACCTTTGGTGGAGGTGGTTTTAACATGGGATTTGGGATGTTACATTTTCCTCTAAGGAAATGTTCACATACTTGGTGATGGAAACCACAATCGTTATATATACAATCGTTTCCATCTCTGCACCATCTTAGATAGGTGCCTACTTGATTCTTTTCTTTACTCATTTTGCTTTCTTGTTCTTGAATTCGAAGCCGGTTATACAAAGTATTTACTTGGTATAAACGACAATTGTTAATTGTTAAGTCTTTTAATTCTGTTCGAGGCCGGCTATAACGAAGATCTTTGCTTGCTATAGACGACACAATTGTAAGTATGAATTTTGTAATCATAATGTATTCTACCATCTTTTAGAAAAAATAAATTCATTTTTTTCAATTGCGTTTTCCAGTTCATATTATAGTTGATCAAAATTACAAATGTCTAGCACCGAATTCGCCAAGGCACATTTACGTGAACATTTAGTTGGATTATTGGTCAGCCCTGTAGCAGATGGGTTCTGGTCAATATACGATTCAGCTAAAGAGTTATGCGATCGAAACGGACAATTAGATCAAGTTTTGAGAACCTTTCAAAACATGTTAACTCGTATCCCTGAATGGTCAGAAGAAACTTTGAATACTGAAGTAGAACGCATTGTAAAGGTGAGCAAATGTACTTACTTGGATGATCTCTTGATGGGTGTATTCATTTCATACATGAAATCGTTTGCGTCTCTTCATTATCGTGGAAGTTCGTCTGAACTCAAAATTGAATTTGAACGTCCTTCTATCTCCAAGTTCATTCACGAAATGTACAAGCAATCTGCGCGTAAAATGTGGCAAATGGCTTACTATTTCAAGACAGTAGGAGTCGCATCTGAACAACAAGCACGTAATCGTCAGGACATTGAACGAGTCATTACTGAATGTATGGAACAAGTCATTCGTAGTTTCTTACCTTGGGAAGCAATTGCCAAGAAATACTTTGCTGACGACGAATATGCTACACCTACACCAGTTACAACAGAAAGTGTAGTTTCTGAACCTATTTCTATTCCTGAACCTCCTAAGGTAATGTTTGAAGAAGGAACAAAAGAAGAAGACGGAGAAGATGATGATGAAGACGAAGATGACAATGGAACCGATGATGGACGAGGTCTCTTAGAAATCGGAGATGAAGAAGCCACCATTGAATTTGAAGATATGGACAAGCCCAAAGAAGAAGTTAAGAAGGTCGAAGTTGTAGAAGAAGTTGATCCATTGAAAGAAATTGAAGGAAAAGCCACTGAAGATACTCTCGTTCTAAATTTGTAAAATTTAGCGTGAAATCCGAATAAATGATGCTCGTTATTGCTTCTATCGCCGTTGCGTTGGTATGTTTTATCGTTTATGCTTTAGAACGTCGTTCTAAAAGCGAACCTATTGTATGGACAGACGCAGGAAAGATCACGATATTTGGTGGAATTATAGCAGCTGGGGTGGTATTTGCGACCACTACAGATGTTGTTACTGATACAGTGAAATCAATGGAAATACCTGCCGTACAAGATATGTTTATTGGCCGCCCAACATTTTAAAGATCTAAACACAACAATGGAAAAACCAAAATACAACAGAGACAACTTCATACGTCAACCGGGACAACTTCCTCCCCAACAGGCACCGAATCAACCGCGTAAAAAGATTTCAAAGACAAAATTTCGGTTTTTGGGACAGCATTTTTGGAATATCTCGCAATAGCTTTATACAAATAGAATCCGTGATATCTATCATGTTTCGGGTTCTCTTTGCCAAACAAAATTGAGTTTCCGTCTTCTAAAGTTAACCATTTCATGTACATTTTGAAAATAGGGTTTTCCTTGTAATCTTCGCAATCAGGACCTTCAGGAAAGAAGTCCCAGAAAGTAGATGTTGCTAATCTTACTAAATCAAAGGAAGGGTTAGGTTTGATTTCAGGGTATTTGGCCATATACCAAGGCTCAAAGTTGTATTGTCCTCCTGCTTCTTCGTCAACGCAGAAATGATCGCTCATGAATAATTTAGGTTCTTTCATTCCGATAACTTTAATGGATCCAATACCACGTTCAAAATCAATAAGTTTAATAAGGTATCCGTAAGTGGGAACTTTGTATATTTGACCAGCGCAGTTGTAATACAAGTATTCTTTAGTTGTAGAAACATACATGACATTATTCGAATGTAAATC